TGATTTTAGAATTGATTCCCCTGATTCTACCTGCATTAATACCGATACCAGCCCTCTGTGCGACATATTTGCCAATAGCCATATCAGAGCTAAAGATACTATCGAGGGTGTCATCAATATCAACCAAAACACAAGATGCAAATTGACGAAGGGGTGTTCTGACACCTGCCATGATGGGTGTTGGGATGTTGATTTTGTGTTTGCTGATTGCGTCGTAGTATCTTCTGACATAGTTAAGCCTCTTTTCTTTAGGGTAATTTTGAAATATGGTCAAGGCAATCATTATGTACATAAATTGAGGAGTTTCATATGCTTGACCTGAACTCCTATCTTGTACCAGATATTTATCTACAACTTGCCTCAAACCAGCATATGTAAACAGGAAATCCCTACTATGATCTATGAATCCATTAATTTTGTCAATCTCTTCTTTAGAATACTTAGTATAAACATCTGAATCATACACATCTAATGCCACACAATTTATAATTTGCTGCTCTAAATGAGGTAATTCCCTCATCTTACCATATAAACTTTTTCTTAAAGCAAACAATAATAATCTTGCAGCAACAAACTGATAATTAGGACAATCCAAATCAATTAGATCACTAGCAGATTTAATTAAAATTTCTTGTATCTCTGCTGTGGTGATACCATCATAAAATTGTATTCCAGATTGTATCTCAACTTGACTGGCAGACACACCTGCTAAATCTTTACATGCCTCCTCAACCATGAGGTGCATTTTTTCAAGATCTAATGGTTCTAATCCTCTACCATTTCTCTTTTTTACTTTGATTCCATTGCTCATATTCTCTTCCAGTTTGTGAATTTAAGGTTTGCTTTTAGTCCATCATATACATTTGATTCTACCATTGATTGAACATCATGTCCTGCCAGAACCATATCATTTATATCTTTTTCTTTTATGCCTGTTGGCCAGATGACAACTGAGTCACCCCTTGTGATTGCACTGGAGATTCTTGTTGTAATTTCCTTAGACCTTGGCTCGTTATCATAAACCCAAACAGGAGTGCTAACACCCCACTTCCTAACATCACTGTCTGCACCGCACATAGCAATGCTATTGAGAAGGAACGTTGAGTCAAATGGTCCTTCTGTAATGAAGACTGGAGCATCTCTTCTGATGTTATCCAATCCGTAGATCTTTGGTGATTCATCATGAAACATTATAGTAAGATATTTAGGTTGAATCCAAGGATCTAAACTTCTACCTTGAAATCCAACTAAAGAATTTTTATAAAACAGAGGAATAATAATTCTACTGTGATCCTTTTTTAAATTATCAAAAGTTGGTTTATAAAAATTACAAAACTCTTTAAATTTTTCTGCATAGTAATAGTTTGCAGGATTTAATTTTCTTTTTGTAAGATATTCACATGCTCTTGAGTTTTTGAAAGCAAGTGGTAGATCTATTTTAGTTTTAAATTTTGGTGGATCAAAATTAAATTTAGGTTCTTCAACCACAAAATTTTTTCCACCAGAGTGTCCCTCCTTAAACTTCTCCATAGAATATTGTTTCTGGAGGGTTGGATCTATTGTCTTTAAAAAATTATTAAAAGACATAGAGGCACCACAATTATGGCACTTATAATTAGAATTAATCTTTATGCCATAGATATATCCTCTAGCTTTATTTTTTTGTTTTTGTGAGTCTCCACAAATAGGACAACGAAAATTGTATAAATTTGATTTGACTTTTTTAAATTTAGATAGTCTTGATGAGACTAATCCAATATACTTAGAATCAATCAGATCCATTGTGAGGGTCTATTTTGACCCTTGTATCATACCTGTTTGCGATGCTGTTGTCAAGGATGAGCCTATAATTTTCTGACCAACTGGACTTACAACAAAACTTATAATACTTAATGCACCAAATATTGACCACATTTTTTTCTCCATCACACGAAGTCTAGTATCCACAAGACGAATGTCTCTTTCACATCCTGCTTTTATTTCTGCACTTTGACGATTGACTTCTCTATGTAAAGATTCTACCTTTTCAAATAATACTGCATCTATTCTATCTTGTTTATCTAACTTTTCATCATGGACAGCCAACATCTGTCCCATTTTTTGGTTGTTTTCCTGAAGAGTTTCTATGACTCTTTCTAATCTTTCTAATATAGCCTCATTGGGTCTCATTTTCTTTTTTTCTTTTTCTTAAGAGAACCTGACCAAAGACCTATTGTTTGTTTTCTTCTAACCATTTTCTTATTCATGACTTTATCATATCCTGCTGTAGGTCCTTTAGGATTTGAAGATCCAGAGAAACCACCACTACCACCTGCAGGGTTAGCAGTCATCATCTCTTCTCTTATGAAGGCAATGATTTTATCAATTGGTTTCATCTTTGTTACAAACCTTTTGTAATTGTGCTAGACAATCAATATCAACAGGGACATCATGAAATAAACACTTTGGATACTGAGGAAATCTATTGAGAAATATAATGAAAGTTTTCATCACTGACCACAATTCTTTTTCAATTTTAAAGAATAGCATTGGGGTAGCTGCTTCTCCAAAAATATTGTAAAGAATAATAAAATGATTTATTAAGAGATGTACTTTTAACTCACCTGTATTTCTGTATCTTTTTAGCAATCTCTTAATATATTTAAAATGATTTAAATCTTTATCAAAATCATCTTTGGTTACTGCCTGAGGATTTTCATAGTTTTTAATAGCAAATAGAAGAAAATTATCTTCAGTCAATTCATTAAATATCATAACTCATTTATGCAAGATCCAAAGGAGTTGGGAACTTAGGTCTACCACCAGTGGCAATACCAGATGCAGCAACTAATATCTCACTCTTAACTCTTAGTGTTCCATCACTCTGTGTATATGTTGTAACTCCTACCCAACCTGCACCAGGTCCAGGACTAAGAGCACCAGTAGCATCTATATTATCTTTATTAACAGCATATACTGCTTTAGTATATCCACTGGTGGGTTCCTTAAAGGAAGCATCACCAACAGTGTATGCTGGAAGTTGAGAAACCACAAAAGTAGTAGCACCAAAACCAGGACCCATAGTTCCAATGGTTGGATCTAATCCTTCAGTAGATGCTATAAAACATGCAGTATTGGAAGATATTTTACTGATGACAGCATCACCATAGTATGTCCCTTTGAAATCACCAAATCTAATTACATCACCCTCAGAAAAGTTGGTAAAAGTAGTACCAGATCCAGTGATTGGAAAACCACCATTAGTGGCATCTTTGGTGAAACTGCTGATAAAAACAGTACCAGCTGCACCAATGTTAAGATTGTCTTTATTACCCCAAAGTGCCATGTCTTTCTCTCGTAAGATTTCTTGTGCTAGTGAATATTTATATGTCTTTAATCTTCTAACTCTTTTGGAATGAACTCAGATACTTTTGATCTATATTCCCTCCTTTGCAATTTTCTCTTTGCTCTTGCTCCAGCATCCATTGCTTTTTGTGGTTCTTTTTCTTTAGATTTTTTTTCTCTTTTTAAAAAATCCTTAAAAGATTTTTTCTCTTCAACTATAATTTGGTCTTGAGGTGGCCACCAAAAACCATCAGCAGTCATTTCCCATCCAGCATCAATCATCTCTTGGAATGTTGCTTCCTCATTCCTGCTTTTTGTTTTCTTTTTCATGGAGTTTATATATTTTCTATAAACTGCAGCTTCTGCTGTTTTGCCCATCTCTCTCGCTCTTTGTTCCATAGCAACTGCTGCTTGGATTTTATGTGCGTGAGATCTTGAAGATCCACGAATTTTGGAGACTGATGCTTTAGCACTTGCCACATCTTTAAAACCCAATCCATGAATTGTTCCTTTTGGATTTTCATCTGTATATAAATCAGAGTGTTTTTTAGAGTTTGCTGGTTGTCCTTTCTTTCTAGGTATGCGAGGATTTGTTTCTTCTACTTTAAATCCTGGATACATTTTAACTAACCTTCTCAGTTCATCACTATAAGAATCTCCACTTCTAACCTTCAATCCACTTTGCAAGATACCCTTCTCCCAACCTTTTAATTTACCATAATCAGTTTCAGCCAAAGCAGGTCTTTCATGTTTCTTTTTTGATCCTATTTTTTTCTTTAACTTGTCATACTTATCCATTACAGAATCCAACTGCTTTCTTTTTCTAATGGCAGATGGTTTACGTCTTCTTGAAATCTCCTCATCCACCTTTTTTTTCTCAGGAAGACCCTTGTGTTTAGTCTTAGCAAACTTCTTTGCATCCTTTTTACTAATATCATCAGCAACCTTTGATACCTCAGGTGATGGATTTTTCATCTCACCTTTTTGAGCAGCACGAACCATTCCAAAAAATCTTTGTTGTTTCTTAGATACTGCTGCCTCCTTAACAAGCATTCCATCCTTTCCTACTTTTGCACCCTTGGGAATAGGCATGCATTTTTCTCTGTCAAAACAATAGTATTGACCTTTAGGACATTTCTTTTTCATTAATCACTTCCTCTGTTGCTATACCTATCAGAGTATCTACCATCAGATGCTTTTTCTGTAGCATCTCTACCATCTTCCTTTGCTCTCTTTGCTCTAATTTCAGCATTCTTTTTCTTTTGAGCATCAGATGGTTCAGGCATCTTGTCACCTTTTGTCATAACACCAGATCCATATTTTGCTTTGAGTTTGTTTTTTACAAATTCAAATGCCTTATCTTCTTTGTTCAATTGTGCTTGAACTAAGTCATAACTGGCTCGTATGTTTTGATAATTAAGAGGAGATTTAACATTTTTTGGAAGAGCCATATTATTTGGATTCATTTCTTTATCCTTTGGTTTCAAATTAGTTTTTTTAGATTCAGAAACTCCTGCTTTTCTTAATCTTTTTGCTTGACTTTTATGCATTGCAACTGCCTTATCAAGTTCCTTTGCAATTTTCTTTACTCCTTTTGGATGATCTTTTTTTGAATGATCTTTAGACTCAGAAACTTTATTCTTTGGTCTACAGTCAGGAACTAATTTACCACCTTTCATTTTCATACCAACTTTTCTATGAGTTTTCCAACACTCATCTACATTAGTATCCTCTGTTTTTACATTAATTGCCTTTCCACTTCTATCTGGATTAGGATCTTCTCTATTTTTTCTTCTGAATGCAGCATCTTCTGCTTTTTTATCCATATTACGTCTCATTTTACTAGACCCACACTTAGGTTTAGTGGTCTGTCCAGGTTGTTTAGCACATGGTTTACCAGCGTATTTTCCACCTAGTTGCACCCAACCAGGTTTTCCATCTGATGATTTACTTTTAGAAAACCAATCATGTAAAGAGCTGTCACCTGATTTTGATTTTTCTGAAATAGTATTACCCTCTGGTTCATACTCACAATTCCATGCACGCAATGATTTATTAATCCTACTATTAGGATCATTAGCTGTTTTTGCACTTGTCAATTTTCTTTTCATGCCTTTCATTCTGGCACAAAATGATTTTCTTCTTGGATTGCCTACTTTTTTACTAGGTGCTTTTAAATCTGATCCAGGGTTTTCCCTTTCATAGGACTTACGACCCTTCTCATTGAGCCCGCCTGATTTCTTTTTTCCTGCTGACCTCTGCCATGCTGCTGATTTTTCTTCTATATGTTCTTTATCAGGTATTTCAATTTCTTCTTTTTTTGTGCTATTTCCCCAATTAGATGCACCTTTTTTACGACATTTTACTAATGCACCTGATGCATATGCACTAGGCCATACTTTATATCTTGCCTTTACTTTATGATAACATGCATCCTTCTCTCCCTCTAACACTACCTCTTCCTTTTCTTCTTTTTTTACACAGTTATTATATGTTTTACCAAACATTTTTTTTGTGCCTTTCTTTTCATATCCTGGCCAACACTTCTGAGCTTTTTTTTCGTCTAACTGTTCATAACTTTCATTATTCATTTCAGGATTAATTTTAACTTTATTGTTTATACCTGCTGTTTCTTCAACTTTTTTAGTTCTTTCCTTATTTGTTAGTGCTATTTTTTTACTACCATTACTATTCACACTAGAACCAGTTCCACCCCCATATCCATACTCTTGTAAGTCTTGTCTCCAATTAGAAAATGATTCTTTTTTCATCTTCTTATGATCCTTCTTATGATCCTTATCACTCTTACCCATTGCCTTACTAATTGCCTCACGTCTTTTCTTTAGGTAAGAGTCAGAACTATCTACCTTACCATCATTATTGACATCAGAATCTTCTTTACCAACAGGATCTAAACCCTCCATCTGCTTCATTATTTCCTTCTTCTGATTTTGTATATTACCTAACTTACCAGCAAGACCTTTGTTTGATGAGTTAGTTACAGGTTTCTTTGGAGGACTAAGGGGATTTTTAATATTTAAATTTGGATGTCCAATGTAACCATCTCCTGGTGTACCACCAAGCACTTCATTTACATTTTCCTCAGAATAAATATCTCTATATTTTTCTAATAATTTAGCATCCAATTTTCTAGACGCTTGAATATTTTTTAACCCAGTAAATGGTTTTTTAAGATCATTTCTACTACCATCTCTGACACCTTTAATGGTTCCACCTTTCATCTTAGTGTCTTTTTTGATGTTAGGTAATTCTGCCTCACCTACAATATTCTCTAAGTAAACTTTTGAGATGTCATTTAGAGGATTTTTAGCTATAGACATGGTAATGAACTCTTATTTTTTAGCCTTATACTTATTTATAAATTCTTTTCCATAGGATGAACCAGGAACCATTTTTGTTGCATACTTAAGATAACCTTTAGTTCCAACAAGTGTATTAGGTTTACCAGGTAGTCTTTCCTCCTTATCCATTTTCTTTTCTGTATATGCCTCAGTGACATCTTTTATCCATGATTTAAACATGTAACCTTCTTTTGTTACACATATTAGGTGATTTGCACCTCTTCTTATAACTTCACCTACTAATCCTGTGGTCAAACTCTCTACAATATCACCTCTTTTAAATATTTCCTTATTATAATATTTTTCCCTAAGTCCTGTATAATCATATCTTGGTGCTATTTCCCATAGAGAATATGATTCCTTCACTTCCATACCCATAGCTTTTTTGACTGCATTAAATAAATTGTTAACTTCATTTTTTTCTAAAGATGATGGTATACCTTTCTTAAATCCCTCAAAATCATCCTCTTTTGCTGCTTTTCTCAACTTAGATGCTGACATTCCCTCTACTCCTTCAGCATCAGAGTCTCTTTCTCCAGCAGGTAGTACGTCAATCATATCAAAATTATACAATTCACCATTGTATTTTGTTGCTAAATTCTTAAATTCACTCAATCTATCTGATCCAACCACTATTTTTACCTCTTTATATCCCTCTTCACTAGCAGTGGTGAGCACATTGAAAATAGTTTTCATATCACCATCATTAACTATGTTCTCTTCAAACTCAGGGAACATCTTTTTCATAAATTTAATTTTTGTACCAGGATCTAATGGATTTTTCTTTGGATCATTAGATCTGGAAGGAAATATTCTAAGATCATCACCACCAGATATATTCTTTGCCATGTCCAATAACTTCTTATGCCCTGTGGTAGGTGGATTAAACCTACCAAATACAACAGTTAAAGCATCAGATGTTCTTTTTTTACTCTCATCTTCACCTTTTGAAGATGCTTTCTGTCCCTCTGGGGATGCTGCATCACTAACAGATTTGCCAGTTACAGTAGTGGTCTTTACCTTTGGTTTCTTAATTGGTTCTACCTTAGGTTTTTTAGGGTTAGGTTCATCTTTACCTGGTTTTTGCCCTTTAGTAAAAAATTTTAAATCTCCTTTTTCTGTTTTCGCTATTAATTCTCCACCTCTATCATACCATGCACCATGGCCATCACCTTTTAGACCTAGTTTTTTTGCTCTTTCTGCTGCTTGTGATGTTCTTGCTTCAGAAAAAAAGTCACCAAATCTTTTCATTTATAATTTATGACACTATTTCTATAAAAGTATTTAGGAAGATGCAATATTGAATACATTCATATCATTTTTTACTTCTACTCCACACTCTATTCTAAATTTTTTTAAATCATTTTCAGATGGAGTTTCAAATCTTTCTCTTGCCATATTATGATACTCTTCTGACAAATCAAATCCAATATAATCATGTCCAAGAAGTTTTGCTGCTAATCCTGTGGTACCAGAACCACTATAAGGGTCTAATACAACACCAGGATCATCCAAAACTGCCTGTATGCATCTCAATGGGAGGATAATTGGGTATGGTGCAGGGTGTGGATTCTTCATTTCAGGTCCAAATTTCCATACACTACCATGATTTACAGATTTTCTAGGCAATCTAGGATGCTTAGAACCTTTACATAACCAATATATTCTTTCATCTATTTGTATAAATCTATAACCAGATATCTCAGGACCACTCCCTCTATTCCATATGATCTCCTCTCTAATATGCCACTTAGTTTCTGTTAACCATTGCCAAGGTGATGTAGCACCACCATTTAAGTATCTAACCTTGTGATTATAGAACAAAGAACCACCATCTTTAGTCTTATCATAAAGAATATTGAGAAGTTCTATCTGTTTTTGTTGATATGTTTCCTCTGGTAAGGAGTCATCAAAGTCTTGATATTCAATTTTACGAAATAATCCACCACCAATCTTTTGTTTGTTGTATGGTGGTGAGGTTACAGTGCAATCAATAGAGTCATCATCAAGTTCTTCTGCTAACTCTATACAATCTCCAATTCTTAAGTCAATCATAATTATATTATAACATATTTGTCAAGATGATACTTTTAAAAAAGGACCAACTAAATCTTTTTGATCAATATTCATTTTAGCAGCTCTAAAATAAATAAACATTAAAAGTTTAGAAAAAGAATTTCCATTTTTTTGAGATTTTACAATAGATTTTATGGTTCTTAAATGTCTTAATTTATTTCTAAGTTTAGCTGAGAATGCATTCTTTGAAATATTATATAAAGATTTAACCTCTTTGTCTGTCATATTATCTATTTGAATAGCTTGTCTCATAAATTGTTCAGGTGTTAATTTTTTACCAAATATACTGAGTCCACCAAAATTAAAAGAACCTTTTGCCATTTTATAAACTTGTGCAAAATAATTAACCCAATATTTTTCATCTAACTTCATTGTTATTCTGTCATCATAACTCTCACCACTATATTCTTTTATCAATTGTTTCATTAATGGCATTGGGACATTACCAGTTTGAGCATCTGCTGGTCCTCTTTTTCCTTTTTTACCCTTTACAACCAAATCTTTTACTTCAGCTTTAGAACTATTACCTTGCATCCTCTGTTCTATTTGATAATTATATGGATACGCCCCCACTAAAAATTGTGCCTTAAAAAATAAAGAGTTTCCTATAAAATTTAATTTCCCACCCCTATCTACAATATCAAAATAACTATATGGTGTTGCCAAAAAAGATCCATTAGTGGCTGCTACACCTTCAATTGGAACAGAATCAATATTAGTAGGAGTTACTTTAACTGGAGCATTTTTTGTTTGTTTTTTTAATGATATTGGTAATAATATATTTTGCCTTGCTAATTGTGAAAGATACGCATTGAGAGTTCCTACAAAAATTTCAGGTGGAGTTGGTTCTTCAAATTGTTTTTGAAGTTGTTTGACTCTATTCAATATAAATCTTTCTTGATTTGCATTTACAACAAATACATCTGCTGTATTCCAAGAATCTTTTTGACCACCAAATATTTTTTTCTGAGCAGGACTAAAAGTTTCCCAAATTTCACCCATGATATAACTAACTTTATTATTTTCTATGATGCCTCTAGCCCATCCCTCCTTACCATCATACCATCCATACTTCCAATTATTATTACCTAGAGTATTTCTTAATGCAGAAGCTTGATTTAAAAAAGTAACATACCAGTCCTCTGGCATTTTTGGATAAACTTCAGTAAGTTTAATTTTTAAACTGACATCTAAGTCTGGAGTCAAGTTTGCATTTTTTTCAATGGCAAAGTAAGTAGCAATTATAGAACACTTCTCTTGCTCTTCTTTAAAAACTTTTGCCATTATAGATCTTTCTAATTATTTAGATATCACCTTCTTTTCTATGCTCTGAATAATTTACATCAAATTCACCACCAGGATATCTTTTCTTTAACTTATCTACATTCAAAACAAGTATCTCATCAAAAGAAGTTTCAAGTGCCATACATGCTTGTGCAATATACCAACAGATGTCACCTAACTCTCTTTTCATATGAAAAACATTCTCTTCATTATAAGGTTTACCCTGTAAAATAATTTTCTTGACTATCTCAGTAAACTCACCTGACTCAGCAGTCAACCCAAGTGCAGCAGTTAGTAATTGAGGAACATTACAATCATCCTCTAATTCTAAATTATTCATCCTTTGCACAAGTGATGGGTAGAGTAAACTAGGATTACTAGTAACACCCTCAACAAATTGAACATATTTCTCTGTGTCAACTGGCATTAGAATTTAAACCCCTCAAATGATTTTTTTGCTTTTTCTTCACTGTAATTATACTGCTCACCTGTACCATTGTCAACAACATCTTCTTGAGCACTTTGTTCACAATCATATAATCTCATCTTTGCTCTGTCTATACCAACAACAAAACGTTTTTTAATTGTAGGATCATTGTATCTGTTCTTTAATTGTTTCACCAGTATCTGATTTAAGGATTCCAACTCCTCAGTAGATATGAGAGCGAACATAAGATCAGCAGTAGCAGGGAGTCCAAAGGATTCTGAAGTGTCAGTAAGCTCAACATCATTAGAACCATAACCAGAACGAGTAGTTTGAGTAGCACTGACAATTGGTAAGTTCGCTTCCACAGCCAATCCCCTAAGTTCTTCTGCAATTGCTTTAATGTATGAGTAAGAGTTAACATTGCCATTTGACCTATACCTTGAAGATGCACATATGTTTAGATAATCAATGAATATTATATCAGGTCTAAAAGATTTTTTCAATGCCAATTCATTAAGCAATGATTTAAAATGTCCTGAGTGAGCAGATGCAGTAGGATATTCTTTTATTATTAATGTTCCTTGTGTTTTCTTAGAAATATCATCAACCTTTGTTTCAAACATGGACTTAGGCAAATCTGTTATGTCTTGTATATTGACATTAAGTAAATTAGCATCAATCCTTTCCGCAATTTTCTCCTCTGCCATTTCAAGAGTGATGTAGAGGACGTTTTTACCTTGGATAAGGATACTGCTTGCCACATGACACATGAATAAAGACTTTCCAACACCTGTGCCAGCCAAAGCAATGTTGAGAGTTTTACTTGGTAAACCTCCTTTTGTAATTTTGTTAAAATATTCAAGATCAAATGGTATACGATCTTCTTTTCTGTGGTATGATTCAAACCTTTCTTCATAATCCTGTAGATAGTCATGTCCTATGTGATTATCAAATGATACTGATAACGCTTCAGATAAGATAGATGGAATAGCATCTCTATTTTTCTTGCTATCTTTACCATCAGCAATATGAATAGAGTCCATCAATGCTAAGTATATAGCACGATCTCTACACCATTTCTCAGTTGAATCTAACAACCATTCTATCTCTCCTACTTCATCCTCAAAAGAATTTACTATGTCAAGAATTTCTTTAAAAGATGATTCATTAATATCATTGCGATTTTCTATCTCTATGAATAATATTTCTTTTGTTGCTAACTTATTATACTTTTGTATGAAGTTAGAAATTTCTTGAAATATTATTTTTTGATTAGAGTCTTCAAAATATTCATCTTTTAAAAAAGGAATTACTTTCCTTGAATAGTCTTCATTGAAGATTAGGTTTCTAAGAATTAGAAACTCAATTTTCTCCATAACTAAATTCCTTTTGTGCTATCTCATCAAGTGCTTGCATTACTTCGTCAGTAAAATACTCTGTTGGGTTTGCCAATACGTGCTTCCCATAGATCTTCTTTCCATTGATTTCATATCTTCCTGCAATATTTTTCCAGAGTCCCCCAATCTCACCCAATTCCAATAGACCATAGTAACGATCAAGACCACGATCATCATAAAATAAACGTACTTCAACTTCTTTATTTTCCTTACTTAAACGTGATTTGTGAGTCTTTGCCTTGATAATATTTCCAATGACTTCTTTACCATCTTTTTCTTTTTTCTTGCTAAGATATATGATTGTACTAGCTGCGTACTTGAGGCCACTGCCTCCTCCCATTTCTTTTGTAGGTATGTAAGATCCAATGACATCATAAGTGTGATTTGTGACTATGAGTGGAATGTTTGCTTGACCAAGTTTTAAAGTAAGCATTCTAAATGCACCTTTGACAAGTTGGGATTTGGTCATGTCTCTAACTTGTTTATCATTTAATGCATCACTAATTTCTTTTTCAGTGGAAAGCATTCCTAATGAGTCTAACACAAATAAACAAGGTTTTCTTTCATCTGTTTCCTTTTTAAGATATATATCTACTGCCTTCAATGCCTTTGTCCTAAACTCTTCAATAGTAACCACATTGATAACCACTATTCTATTTAAATCTACTCCTCTTGATTTTAGTAAGGACTTGTTAACTGCAGCCTCAGTATCAAAGTAAAGTACATAACCATCAGGATTAGAGTCAAGGAAGTTTTTAACCACAGCGAGGGAGAAAAAAGTTTTGCCAGTGCTTGACTCACCAGCAATAGCAGTAATCTTGTTCCCAGATACACCACCAAATATACTACCTGAAACAAGTCCATTAAAGATGTACGAACCTGTGTCCACATATTTTTCAGTCTCATCAATATCTGATGCAAGTTGGGTGTATTCATTCCCTATCTCCTTTACAATATCTTTTAAAAAATCCATGTAATCAACCAAAAAATAATTCTAAGTTAACAGTTTTCTCTACATTCCATCCTATGGCATCAAGAATAATCTTGAGTGGTTCCAAGAATGACTTCTCAAATTGTAGATCATAATCAACATACTTGTCAAGATTAAGTTCTCTAGGGAAATCTTGAATGAATGATATGACATTCTCATGAATAACATTTGGTTTCTTAAGATAGCAAAACTTAATCTTCTCTCCATTTTGTATGAGTGAATATTTATTAGTCAAGTTATTCTTCTTTATATAATGGTTGAATAAAAGAGCACCCCTTACATGTATGGGAGTTCCTTTTGCATAGATGGTTGATGATGCTTTATATTTTTTAACATCAGATACAGTTCTAGGAAAAGCAATATCTTCTGGAGGTAGAGACTTGAATTTCTTTCTTGCATTATCAATAAATTTAATCACATCCTCTTCTGTGCCACTCATCATAATTTTAAGTCCATCCTTGATCATTTGTCTGCATGGTGCAGGTGTGGAGGACTTAACTGCTTCAATACCCATCATCTTAAGTTTAGGTTCATCATACCTAACACCCTCACTGTCCCATACATTTAAAATATATCTTTTTTTAGCAGTCCATATACCCCTTTCTGCTATGTTCTCCCTCTTCATAAACATCTTTTGATCATAAGCGTTTAAGTAGGATGCCAATTCTTGGTAAGAACTGTCAATAAAAGGCTCAAATTCCATTTCACACACCTTGTTAAGGAACGCCACGATGCCCTCATTAGTTTTTTCTCTTCCCTTGTATACAGCTTCAACCAAAGGACCCAAATGCAAATATATAGAGTCAGTATCAGAAGCAATAACGTAATCCACATCATTAGTTTTTAGTATTTTGTTAATTTTTTGATTCATTTTATTCTCTATCCATCTGATAGATACCTGTCCAGATAGAGTGATAGCTTCTGCATTTGCTAATTTGTAATACCTGAAATACTGATTACCAATAGCACCATAAGCAGAGTTAAGAGATATCTTCTTTGCCATCTGTATGTTGTTACACCTAGCAATCTCTTTCTCAAGAACTTTTGTTTTTTTCTTTTCATACTGCTGTTTTGCAGCAAGCATTTTTTTCTTGAAGACAACACGATCTCCATACATTTTGTCCATGAGTTCAGGAAGGAATCCACGCACATCCTTCCTATATTGCGCTCCATTCGCACAAACTGCATAATCTCCATTAATCTCAACCTCCTTGTTTAAGAACCCTTCAACGCTCGCACTGGGATGTCTAGTCTCCCTGAGGGTTTCTGGGGAGATATTGTACTGCATAATAAGATGAGGATACAGACTATTGAGGTCAAAACTGACAACCCAATCATACTTTCCTGGAATTGGTTCCTTGACATAAGCACCTGCATATCTATCATTTTTTTCAGACCTATCTTTAGGAGGAATGACAATG